ATGGGAATAGCAGGAGAAAATATTGATCCCAATTGGAAGGGTAAATATAAAAATCTAAAAGAGTTTTACTCAAAAGAATATGATTCTAGGTACTTTACTTTTAGTAGGTATGAACTTGAAATTGACCCAATGGAAACTTTTGAAGAAATTGAGTCATATGATGCAGCAAAACAACAAAAGGAAATGATGAAGTGTGCTTTGTCATTTCCATATTTTTGTCACAAGTATGTTAAAATCGCACACCCTAAAAGAGGTTTGTTGCCTTTTGTTCTTTACAATTATCAGCGACGTTGTGTTCAAGAATATGAAAGCAACCGATTCAATATTATTTCAAAGTTTCGTCAGGGTGGTTTAACAACAGTCACGGTTTTGTGGTGCATGTGGAGATGCATGTTTAAGCTTGATGAAACCATCATGGTTCTCTCAAAGTCTGACCGTGAAGCTATTGCGGCAGGCGAAAATGTTAAAAGAGCTTTGGCTGAACTCCCCGCTTGGCTCAGACCTGAGATGGACAAAAATAATGACCACCAGAAACTATTCACAGAAACTGGTTGTAAGTTATTTTTCTATACTCCTGAAGCTGCTCGTGGTCGCTCTATCACATATTTGGTATTGGACGAAGCAGCGTTTATTCCGCAAATGGACAAATATTGGAAAGCTATGTTTCCCACTATCAGCACGGGTGGTCACTGCATAACAATTTCCACGGTCAATGGCGTTGGTAACTGGTACTATGACATTTATCAAGAAGCTAAAAAGAAACAAAACGACTTCAATGTAATTGAATTAGATTATTGGGAGCACCCAGAATACAACGACCCAGTATGGGTTAAAGGGACAAGAGCACAATTGGGAGAAAAAGGCTGGCTTCAGGAAGTTATGCGTGACTTCCTCGGTGCTGGTGAGTCATATATTCCTACAGATATTGTCGTTGATTTAGATTTAGTTACTCAACAAATAGAGCCGCTTCGTATGTTGTTCCCACAATGGAACAACCTTGATGAGGCTCGTGAACAACGAATTATAGATATGGAGAAGTGGGTACGTGGTGCCTTACATGTTTGGCGTGAACCTATTGATGGCCGTGAATACATCATGGGAATTGACTGTGCGGCTGGATTAGGTGGTGACAACGATAATAGCGTTATTCAAGTTATAGATGCGGTAACGTGTGAACAAGTTGCAGAGTTTTATTCAAACATGTGTCCGCCTTATAACTTTTCACAAATAGTTTCCATGATAGGAAGGCTGTATAACAACGCCATGATCGTGGTTGAAGATAATGGTGGTTATGGGACTAGTGTTTTGGATAAGCTTCAACATGATTTCTTTTATGAAAATTTGTTTGAGGCGTCTCAAGGCACGAGCAAAAACCCTAAGCCCGGAATTAAAACCACACATAGCAACCGACCGAAGTTTTTAGAGTTGATACAAACACGTTTAATCAATAAAAGTATGGCAATTCGCTCACGAAGATTAGTCAAAGAACTAAAAGGCTTCGTTTGGAACTCTGCTACGAAAAGAGCAGAAGCATCTAAAGGCTTTCACGATGACGCAATTATGGCATTGTGTTTAGCTTTGTATGCAAGGGAAACCAATCAACGAGGCGGTCCTATTGGCTTGGGTGGCATGGAAGATGATAAGTATACTGAATCTTATAAAGCTGAAATTTATGATGAAATAAAACGAGAGCTAGCTAAAGATTCCCCTGATGAATGGATGGACCCTGATGATGCGGATTTATTGGGCGGAATCGGGAGAGATGAACTTTCTCCTGCAATCATGTATGGAATAAAAAGACAAAATGACGGCCTTCTCAAAGAATTTGGGTGGTGAAGTGAATAAAATTGGCGAAATTCAAAAACTTACAGGATTAGCAGAAAATCTTTTGCGAAAATCGACAAACCTGCCAGATGATAAGCACATGTCAGAAGCTCGTTTTCACCTGCGTCAAGCTATTAAGTGTTTAGAAGAAGCTGGCTCTTCACGCTCTAAAAAACAAGCTAAGTCAACGCAATTTGAATCTTGGTGGGGAAATGTAGTATCTGGCACGGCAAAAATGTCACAAAGTCCAGTATCCAATCAAGCGTACACAAGAAGTCTTAATGTATTGCAAAGCATGATAAATCAAGAAGAAAGTAAAATTACGGATATAGAAACACAAATTTCCAATACACAAAAAGTATCTATAGAGAGAAATTCAGAGGACGTTTTGTTTGATTAAAAATTAAAATTTCAAAGATATATAAAGAAAAATCTCAGTGAGGCATAAAATGACGTACACAAAATTTGGAACATTTCTTGAAAGAAAAAATGTTCAAACCATGAACGTAAATGTTGATAGAATAGTTGAATCAATAATTGAATCTAATATTCCATTTGAAACATTTTACACAGAATGTTTATTGCCAATTTTGACTGAATCACAAACTGAAGATCCTAACGAGCTTCTATCGGAAGTGGAAAGTTGGTTCCAAAGAAACATGCCAACATTTTCTAGAATGTTCGGTGGCTCAAAACAAGAAGCTCCAGCAGCCCCAAATCCTGAAGAAGAAGCTGCTGCAAAAAACCAAGCTTTTAATCAAAAACATAGTAATACTTTTGATAAAATCAAAAATATGTTTATTAATGGGTTGAAAAAAGCTGCAACTGAGATGCAAGGAAATGTTTCACGATATCCAAATGCTAAAATGTTAGTTACTGCAATTCAAGCTCTTGTACAAAATGCAGCTAAGGCAACTCAAGGATATCAATTCAAACAAGGTTCCTCTGATGGATTTTATGATAAATTCCAAGCAAATCAAGCTCAAGCAGGACAACAGAAAGCAATTCTCGGAGCACTGCAATCTGGAAATGCTCAAGCCTTATTAAAAATGCCTGATGACCAAATCATAAAAGCTGTTGAACAACAGCCGCAAATGAGACAACAATTGACGCAACTTGCTAAAAGCATCAATCAGCAAATTCAAGGAGCATCTGATCCGGCTCAAAAAGCTAATTTGCAAAGTCAGCTTCGTCGAGTTATGAATTTAACCAAATTTGGCATGGGTTCTGAATTTGTGCAGAGTGCAGCCAAGGGACAGACTCAACGTGATCAATTAACAAAGATGACAAATGATAGAGCGGCTCAAGCTCAAGCCCAAGCCAAAGCAAATGCTGAAGCCAAAGAAAGACAGGCATTTGATGATCAAATGTTCGATCAGTTAATGAAAAATCCAAACCCTGAAAGAAGACCAAAAACTGAAGAAGAATTACAATTTGAACTTGATCGCCTTTGGAAGTTAGAACAGAAAAAACGTGCAAGAACCGCAGCGGGCAGCACATCAGTTACTGGTGGACCACAACCAATCCCATCACCTAGCGGAGCTTCATCTCCAGTAACCATGAATAAAGAAAGCACAAGTCATCAAGATGATTTGTTGATTGAATCTTTAATTCGATGCACCGGCAATAGAAAGTAAAGGATATTTGACTAAAAGCCCAGCAGAAATGCTGGGCTTTTTTCATTTATATGATATGTTGAATGTAAAGTATGATTTTTCTTGTGTGCATATAGATTTGCCCTTGAATCTCTCCAACGAAATCATCCTGTGGGGAAGCAAATATGTTACTGATGAAGACATATATGTTTCACAAAAAGATCCCACTTTTGGCAGAGAAGATGAAATACATGCCACGATCTTGTATGGGATTCATGGTGAATCTGCCGAAGAAGTTACAAATCTATTGAAAGGCATAGGCCCAATTAAAGCCAATTTAGGCAAGTTGAATGTATTTACTAACCCATATTATTTCGACGTGGTAATGATTGATGTCATCAGTGAAGATTTGTGCAATCTAAATAAACTTCTATCTGAAAATATTAAGCACACAAATAAGTATGGAGCATATAAGCCACACGTAACGATTGCATATGTCAAAAAGAATAAAGGTTGGAAATATTTAGGAATCAGTAAATTTCAAGGAATGCAATTTACTTGTGATCAATGTGTGTTTTCATCCAAAGATGGCAGCAAGTATCGTTTCTCTCTCTAACGGTGGGTTCCACAAAGAACCGGGATTTCTTTTATAATATTGCTTCATGCCCTCCAATCTAACACTCCAATAATCTTCAGCTTGAAATCTTCCGTACTTATGAAGATTAACTAAATCATCAACAACCTCTTCAAATGGTGTTGCCCAAAAAATAAATTGATAATGTTCGCACAATCTTTTCATAGTAAAATCTTTATTATGAAAAATTACATCAACATATTTTGCAGCAGAACTAGGCCATTTATGAGGATTTTGGCGTAAAAGCTTGACATCATCAGGGTGACTGTAATTTTGACCAGTTTGATAAACCTGAAGGTAAGGACACTCTTCTAGGACGGTGGCGAGTTTTTCCCAGCCAGATGCAAGATGAGTCATTAGAAACAAAGTGTTTTTCATATTCATATAGAAGTTAGGCAAACACAAAAATGACACAGACCTAATAACTAAATCAGGTATATTTGAATTGAAACAAAGCCAAGGGAGCAATTATGGCATGGTGGGACTTTTTTAAGGTCTTTACATACGCATTTACAGACGATCCATTATCACGGCAAAATCGTCGTGACTTTACCGGTGCCGGTGTTTCGCAAGTTGATGCTATTCCAGACATCCGAGCAGGAAACGAAGGCGTTTCGGGCGGAGCCGGTACAGGCTCTATTCGTCTACGTGACACAAATGACTTTGTTGATTTATCAACGGTTACAAATCGTATTCATCGATATAAAGAATACGAAAGACTTCGTAATATGGCCGAAATAGAAATGGCCATGACAGTCTTTGCTGACGAAACTTGCTTCTCTGGAGACACCAAGGTCATGACTCCTCATGGCCCAAGAACTTTGAAAGATTTGTCAGAAAAAGAAAAAGACAAATTCTTAGTGTATTGTTACGATTTTGGTAAAGGCGATTACACTCTGGGTTGGGCATATGCCGCAAGAAAAACTAAACGTGCTCAGACTATTCGTGTGATCCTAGATAATGGCGATCACTTTATTTGCACTCCCGATCACCGTATTTTGACCGCCGATGGCAATTGGAAACAAGCTGGACAATTCTCAACGGGCGATGAATTGATGCCCTTCTATCGAATTCCTGCAAATAGCGATTTAAGTAAAAGCAAAACCGCACAATTTCCTCGCATATACACTAAGACACATGGATGGATTCATGAACGTCAGTTTGTTGATGAATGGCGTACAGGAAAAGTGCCAGAAGAACTAAAAGCAGTTAATCGTTACTGTCGTATGATTTCAGAAGGTTTAAATGTAAGACAAATTAGCAAACTCACTGGAAACGATTTTGCGACTGTTAGAAATCGCATGAAGAAACATGGTTTTTCTAACAAAGAACTAAAATGGCTTGGATCAAAATCCAAAACCCGTCGAGTGGTAGCTGTGCTTCCTCATGAAGAAATGGATGTGTACGATTTAAGTGTTGAAAAACACCATAATTTTGCAACCGAATGGGGAATCGCCCATAATTGTCAAAAAGATGATGATGGAAGAGTCTTTTCTATCCATACAAAAAACCAAGATGTAAAAGAAGAACTAGAGTTCCTTTTGTTTCATCGCAAAATGCTAAATTTTGATCAAAAGAAAGTATGGAATCTTTCCAAGTTGTTGTTTATTTATGGAGATTTCTTTTACGAGGTTGTCATCAATTTAGACAATCCATCTGATGGCATTTGTAATTTGGTTCCTTTGCCTGCTGACTCAATGTACCGCATGGAAACAACTAAAGGAAAACTTGTTGAATTTCAACAATCAAAAGAAGGACCGGATTATCAAAGTCTTTCTCGTGTTGAAGTCACGCAAGCAACTGATGCAGATTTACAACAAGCCACAGCTATTAGATTTGCTCCTGAACAGATTGTTCACATCCGAATTGGCGATGATAGGAAAACATTCTATCCATATGGAGTCTCTCTTATTGAAGCCGCTCGTGGACCAGCACACCAATTAAGGTTGATGGAAGATGCAATGGTCGTGTATCGACTTACTAGAGCACCAGAACGTCGTGTATTCTACATTGATGTTCAACAAATGCCGCCCTACAAGGCAGAGGCTTTCATTGAAAGAATGAAAGATCAATTTCGTAAGAAGAAAGTGCCATCGGCAGGTAAGGCTCCGGGGGCATCTTCGGTTGAGGAAAGATGGCAAGCTCCAGCGGCTGATGAAGATTTTTGGATTCCAATTCGTCCAAATGCAAATACCCGTGTAGAAACTTTGCCGGGTGCTCAAAATTTGGGAGAAGTAGATGACACTCTGTACTTCCGCAACAAATTGTTTACTGCCTTGAATTTCCCAAGAAATTATTTCAACAATGAAGATGCAGCCAGCACAAGAATAGCTTTATCTGCTCAAGATGTGAAATTTGCCAGAATGATCGAAAGGCTACAAAGCCATATCGAAGATGCGTTTTGGGAAATTTGTGATAGACACTTAAGACTTCTTGGGTATCCTGAAGAAGCATACGAAGATTTGGTGGTCAAAATGACTCCTCCGAGTGATTGGAGAGAGTTAACTCGTGCAGAAGTGGTCACAAACAGATTGAACAATGCGTCCAATTTAAAGGGCTCTCAATTGATGTCTGATTACGACATCATGACAAAGTGGCTCAAATATTCAGACGAAGAAGCAAAAAATATGTTGGCTCGTTTGAAGATGCAAAAACTTGAAGACCTGAAACTGCAAATCATTGCACAAAACCCAGCACTCCTTGGTGTTGGTTTACCCGGTGCAAATGAAACAGAAGTTGGTACAGAACCGGGTGGACCCAATCCTATGTTGGCACCCGGTGGTGAACCTCAAGTCTCACCTGCTGGTCCTGAGGCTGCTCAAGGAATCCCAGCGGGAGCAACAGGAATGCGAAAATATATGGATGATGAACAGCAACAGGCACCTCAAGGGCAAGAGCCACAGGTTGCTGGTAGTGGAAACGCTTTACCTGAACCATCTGAAGAAGATATCAAAAAATACGATCTCGATATTCAAGATTATGAAAAAGAGATGGATGAAGAAGAGATTGATCAAAGTGAGGAATCATGACAAATAAAGCTATTCTTGATCTTCCCAAAAGTGCTTTCAAAAACAAACAAAAGATTGAGCAATCTAAAGTTTGTGGTTGCTATCATTGTGCAACCATTTTTGATGCCTCACAGGTCGCCAAATGGACTGATCAAAGCAGCACAGCCCTCTGCCCTAACTGTAATGTAGATTCAGTAGTGGGCGATGCTGATTTTGCTCTTTCAAATGAACTATTAAAAGAAGCCCAACAATACTGGTTTTAATAAAACAATCCAGAAAATACAGTGGAAGATTTCGCCCAAAGATGAATTAAATCGGGGCTTTCAACATGTTGTGCTTTATTGTTTTTGGCACATGTATACCAAGCTTCAACTCCAGTATCGAAATACTGTTGATAAAAATTGATAGTTCTTTCTTGTTTGAAAAAAGGCTTTTTTACAAATTCAAGTTTATACAACTTTGCAAAATCAGGCTCATTTTTATGCTTAGATAAAAGACAAACATCAAAGTCAAACTTATTTGTATATTTTACATTCCATATTGAAGGCGTTGGATGTAAATGACCAGTAACTAGCTTCGTTCCACCCGCCATCCAAAAATTTTGGTGCATTGATTCTAGTAAATTTTTGAACCAAACATTTCCTTTGACAATACAGTCTGGTTCTATATGTGCAAGATATTTATAACCATGATTATAAGCATAATTTATGGCAAGATTTAAACAATAGCCATGTGACAGTTTGATAGGAGTCAAAATAGTTTTTAAACGATTAACTCTCCGCAAACATCTTCTTTCTATTTCACATTGAGCAATATCTTTTTTATTAATATCACCCACCGAATTGGTGCAATTTAAAAAGCTTTTAGCACGATATTCTGCATCCTCTGATGTGGGATTATTATCAACAACAAGAATATCCACATCTGAAATGTGTTTCCGCAAAGAGCGAATACAATTTTGCGTCCATCCATTTGAATAATAAGACACGAGAACTATTAGACATTCTGAATTCATTACAGTATTGATTATGATTCGTCGCCCATATTACTAAATCCGCTATCTGCTGAAGATGGGACTACTTCATCCACATTATTTGGATGCTTGGGCTTTTGGGTTAACTTTGGAACACTATTACGATCAAGTTTTTTAAGCAAGTTGGCAACTTCAGCGTCACCTCTACGAGCAATTGTTTGGAAAAAATCTTGAGTTTCTTCAGGATATTTTCTTAATAGAACTTTGAATAATTCGCTTTCAGTTCGTTCTTGATCTTCAGCAAAATCTTGATCTTTATCCGAGTTATACGTGAATTTCTCTACAGGGTTGCCATTATCAGCCAACCCCTCTTTATAACCTTTCTTCTTAAGCCAATCTTGGAACATCGACATTCTGTGCCTCTTTCTTAACAAAAATTGGGACGTTGTGCATAACTAGACTGTAGTAGGCAGCAAGTATCTATCACACTCGACCCAAAATCGAGCAATTTTGGGTAAATACAAGCAAAAGCTGTAGTGCTTTGGATGCCAATTAAATAAGAAGTCGAGGAGTTAAAACATGAGAAGAAAACTCATCAAACAGGATGCCTTCGATAGAATCATCAGCGAATCCGTTACTACGGCTGAGCGGGAGTTGGTTGAAGCCGAACCGATTCTGGCACGGGCAATGGGGAAGGAATACCTTCGCCTTAAGTCTTTCACTGAGTCCACATGCCTTTATGAGACTCACAACGGAACTTACGTCCATGCTGGTTTTGAATTCAAGAACGGCCAGATCACATTCAATAATGTCGAAGAATTGGTTATTGACGAATCATCGCAAAAAGAAAAGCGTAAAGCAACTCTTTCTGAGATGCTTGATGCCGTTTTAGTAGACGATACCGCAAAAGCTGATGAATTGTTCGGAAGCTATTTGGGCATGGTTCGCTGGAACGAAGCCAAGGATAACAAAAAAGAATTGCCTGCTTTCTTGAAGAAAAAGGGCAAAAAGGATGAAGACGGCGAAGATGAAGAAAAAGATCTTCCTCCTTTCATGAAGAAAAAAGACAAGAAAGATGACAAGCTTCCTGCTTTCCTTAAGAAAGGAAAAGACAAACAGGATAGCAAGAAACATGATGAAGAGAAGAAAAATCATTTGTTCAAGAAGGCCAAGAAGGCTGGCAAGGATATTGCCGAAGCTTATATGACTTCTCAGAATGTTCTCGACTATGTTGAGTTCATGAAAGTTGGCCCGACTCTAGCTGAAGCTGTCACCAAGGTTGATGATAGTGGTAATCTAACTGATATTCGCATTCCAGCCCGTGCTCTTCGCAATGAAGCCAAACTCCAGCGTTTTGACTGGAAGGTTCTCAATGCCAAGGCTATGGATTGCCGCAAGAAGATCCCTCACTTCTGCGAGAGTCAAGATTTCTGCAAGGCTGTTGCTCAATTGAAGCGTCAAAACGCTTTCAGTGATGCACAAGGTCTCGAAGAAGCTTTGGACAACATTGTTAAGAATTACCCAGAGATTCTTTACGCAACACAAGCTGAAGTAGCTCAAGTTGTTGCTGAAGCTCTCACCACTGCTAACGTCACCAATTTTGATGACGAAACCTGCGAATTCATGGCTGAAGGAATTCTTCGTAAGGCACACAGTGCTTATACCGAAAGAGTTGCTCAGATTCTGCACCTCGCTTCCGCACCAAAGATGCAAGAAGGCACAGATTCATATGCTCACTTCCAGAGCGTAGTTGAAGGCTTCTTCCCAGCTTTGGATGAGAAGTTTGGTCTCGAACGCAAAGTATTTGCAGATTTGTATGAGTCTATTGACGCTGTTTATGCAAAGGCTAACCGCCGTGGCGACAACGCTGTTAAGAATGAAGCTGCTTCTTATCTAAATGATTTGGCCGCTGTTCTTAACGATCAAGCTAAGCCAGAACTGTCACTTGCTGAAGAAGCTGCTGAGTTCCTCGCAAACATCATTGAGACCAATTTGGAATCAGGTGCTTGGGTTGTTACTAACACTCCTCACATGACTGTTAGCGGTGATCACCCTGACATGGCAAAGAAAGCTGCTCACGGCTACGCTCCTTCCAAGGACTTCAGCGGTGATTACGGCGATCCTGCTCCTGCTATTGGCAGTGACGACATGAAGTATAAGGGTGGCAAGCATTCTAAAGAAATGCGTCAAAAAGGTTGGGGCCAAGAAGGCGGAAATGATGTCTTCCCAAGCCTAAGCAACCCATATGTTCCCAAACCTTTCGGCACTTACACCATGAAGGGTGAAATGGGAGTTGATAAGAGCAACAGTGGATTGTCACTCGATTCTTCAAGTGACACATGGCCAAACCTAAAGAACCCATACGTTCCTAAGGAAGGCGGTGCTGCTGGTGGCAAAGGCCACAAGATGAAGAATGGCAAGGAAACCGATTTGGTCGTAGACCGTTAATTTTAAGTTAAGGAGCAATAACACATGGATCAGATGTTACTCATCGACTGCTGTGGCGGCTCCGGTTTCGAACTACAACTTAGTGAGTCTAATGTCTCCACAAGAGGCGGACTCACTAAGTTTCGTGGCAAGTTCCAAGAAGCCGAAGCAGTGAATAAGAACAAGAGAATGTATCCGTATGATGTCCTTAACGAGAATATCGGTCGTCTTCAGGAAGCGGTCAATGATCGCAGACTGGTTGGCGAATTGGACCACCCATCGGATTCAATTATCCACTTCGCTAATACTTCTCACGTAGTTACTAAATTATGGTGGGAAGGAAATGTCCTCATGGGCGAGGGCGAAATCCTGAATACACCATCTGGCATGATTCTTAAGAGTCTTATCGATGGTGGCGTGAAAGTTGGAATTAGTTCAAGAGGAGTAGGAAACGGAAAGGTGAACGAAGATGGCATCCTTGTCATTGGTGAAAGCTACAAGCTTATTACCTTCGACGCTGTTGCCGATCCTAGCACTTTTGCTGCGTTCCAAGAAAAGGTCGTCTCCAAAGATGAAAGCGTCAATGTTCAAGCGGCTAAGCAGTATGTTCATAAGAAGCAACAGAATTTTAATAAATCAGTTGTTAAAAATGAAAGTGTCGGCATAGATACCGTTAACAAAGAAATATTGATCGCTTATCTAGGCGGCTTTGTGAAATCTCAAACAGAGAAATTTAAGTCGAGGTTAGGCTAATGGACAAAATCATAGAAGCATTGAAGAACATACTTCCTGCTGAGCATGTAAATGAGGTTGCCAAGGCTGTCGAAGAGATGATGGCTGAGAACGTCGCTGCTCTTGAAGCTGAATTCCAGAACAAACTGGATGAAGCATACGAGCAGATCGCTGAAGAGCGTAAGACGGATGAAGCTGTTGCTGAATCAGGCTACCAGCAAGCTTATGAGATCATTCAATCATTGATGACTCGTTTAGATGAACAGCGTGAAGAATTTGAAAACGCCCTCGAAGAGGGATTCGAAGAAGCTTACAACGAGCTTCAAAAAGAGAAGGGTCGCAATCAAAATCTCGAAGTCGAGATTTATGAAGAAGCTGACTCTAAGCTCCAAGAGATGAAGAATCTTATGGTTGACAAAATTGATCAATTCCTGTCTCTGCAAGAGTCAGAAATTTATGAGTCTGCCAAGCGTGATGTGTTAAGCGATCCACGTATTCTAGAACAACGTGTTGCTATCGAAAAGATGGCAGAACTGTTGAGCGATTACATCGGCGGCGAATCCATCAATGGAGTTTCTTCATCCAAGATCGAAGAAATGTCGAAACAAGTTGAAGCCTTAAAGGGCCAGATGAGAATTATTGAAGCTAAGAACGTCCGTCTTGCTACTCAGAACAATAAGCTGAGCGAGCAAGTCCGTGAAGCTCATAATGTTATCACCGAAGCTACTAAGGTTGAACGCACGAATAGAGCAAGCAAGAGAGAGAATGCAAGTGGGCGTGGACAAAGAGTTGTGAACGAGCAGATCATCAGTGAATATGCCGCTCCAGCTAATACTAAATCAGCACAAGAGACCGACCTGCGTGAAGGTCATGACCCTCTAGCTGATCTTCTGGTTCTCTCTGGATTGGCTCAATCCTAAGAACTAAATCGAACTCATATTTATTAAGGAAAAGAGGACATTTATGAACGCACGTTTCCTCAACGAAGCTCGTGAGATCGAGACCAGATGGTCCAAGCCGCTTCGTAACGGCAAGTCAATGCTTGATGGCATTTCTGACCGTTACGAGAGAGCAACGACCGCTGTTCTCCTCGAAAATCAACGCCTCATGAACGAGGCTATGACTGACAGTGGCGATATTTCTCAGTTTAAGAGAATCGCTATTCCGTTGGTTCGTCGTATTTACCCACAGTTGATCGCTAACAAGATTGTATCTGTTCAGCCTCTGTTGGGTCCAACCGGTTTGGTTTACTACCTCCGCTTCCGCTACTCTTCAAACAAGGGTGCAATGCGTGGTGCTGACCTGAACAGCGGTTTTCCAAGTGATGACGCTACCTCGCTCCAACAATTGGCAAGCGGTGATGGCAACTTGGATATTTTCTACACCCATCAGTTCGTGCAGAACGAGACCAGCAGCACCGACGCAGGTGGAGACACCACTTCGGTTTTTGCTCCTCTTGAGCACACTCCTGTTTTGGCTGGCACCATGACTGGTACTGTTTATGACGGTGCTACTGCTGTCCAAACATTCGTCGTTGCTGAGAACGGCACTTTCACCTTCACCGACATCGGTTCCCCAACCAATAAGGCTACTGGCGGTACTCTCGATCTCGTGACCGGTGAAATGACCTTGACTTGGAACAACGATCCGGGTGCTAACAATGTTGTTTGCTCTTATGAGTACAACATGGAATGCAATCAAGATCTGCCTGAAGTCAACCTCGTCATCGAAAGCGAAGAAATCGCTGCTAAGACCCGTAAGTTGAAGGCAGCTTGGAGCTATGAAGCTCAGCAAGACCTCCGCAGCCAGCACAATCTGGACGCTGAGGCTGAACTGACCGCTGTTCTAGCACAAGAAATCAACCTCGAAATTGACCGTGAAGTTCTAACCGACCTCCGCAATAACGCCGGTACTGTCGCTGTTTGGGACTTCAACACCGCTCTCGGCGATACGATCAAGGAAAAGTATGAAAGCCTTTATGTTAAGGTTGTCGAAGTTTCCAACGTCGTTCACCGTAAGACACTGCGTGGTGGTTGCAACTGGCTCGTTACCTCCCCTGAAGTCGCCTCTGTGTTCGAAACAGCTACCGCTGGTTTCGCTCCTGCTCCTTCTGAAGGTTTCACCAGCAGCCTCGGTATCCAATATGTCGGTACGATCAACAATCGCTGGAGACTGTACAAAGATCCTCTCTTCCCACAAGGTCAAATCCTCATGGGCTATAAGGGTGATTCTTATATGGACAGCGGTTACTTCTACTGCCCATATGTACCATTGACCCAAACTCCAGTTGTTCTCGATCCAGAGAGCTTCTGCCCACGTAAGGGAATTTTGACCCGATACGGAAAAAAATTATTGAGGGAAGGGGCAAAGTTCTACGCTCGCATGAGTATTGCAAACTTCATCGTGTGATTTTTACACTCGATGTTAAAACTTGCATAAAAACAAGTAAAGAAAAAAGAAACCCGACCAGAAATGGTCGGGTTTTTTTGTGGTATCGAAAAAGTGATTTTAAAGGAAGGAAGAAAATTCTAAGCAAGAGACAAAAGTTTTATGCTTAACTTGACTATGATATTATGATACAATCCACGCAACAAAGGAAAATCATGAATATCAACCAATTCAAAGAACAATACGCCTCCTTCAAGGATGCTGAAAAAATCGAGATAACTTGTGATCATTTAGATCATAAGCCAAACGGCGAAGTCATCATCATTGGTAAACAACCAGCCAAACGAAACATCTTGAAAAATGGTGGAGAACAGTTTATTTGCCGCAAATGCTTCATGAAATACGACAATCCGATGAATCGTGTTGGGCAGAGTCGCCAAACTGACGAAAACATCGAGATATATTGTCCATGTCCAGAGCATAGTGGCGAACCATCTCGAATTATGAAGAAATCTTGTTACTATGGAAAAATGGAAAAACCATATTTGCAAACGTGTGGAACTTGTTCCCAACTAGGAAAAGAAATTAGTGAGGAACAGAGAGAAAAAATAAGACTAGCTCTTACTGGCATCGAAAGAAGTGATGAGTTTAAGGAAAAACTCAGAGAATACATGAAGAATAATCCAGAGGGAATAGCTAGAGCTTCTGCAAATCTAATTCCCGGTGCTGGCGGCGGATGGAACGAAGGTCAAGAAATGCCAGAAGATACCAAACAGAAGATGTCAAAATCTCACATGGGTAAGGTATTTACAGATGAGCACTGTGAGAACATCTCAGAGGGCCGCAAGAAGATGTTGGAGGAAAGGGGAGGTTTCACCCGAGAGCATCGTGAGAATATCTCTAAGGCAACAATACGCCAATATCATAGAGGGTTTGAGCCAAAGCTACATCATCTAAAAGGTTGGCACGAAAGTCCTAAAGCTGGAAAGGTCTATTTCCGATCATCTTATGAGAAAAAAGCTTTTATGAAGCTTGATGAAGATGAGTCAGTTAAGATTTACCAAACGGAAGCTATTTCCACCGAATACTTCCATCCTCTTAAAGAAATCACATCTTCTTTTTTGATTGATCTTTTGGTAGAATTCAAAGATGGTTCTCGTAAGTTAATTGAAGTCAAGCCTGAGAAGTGGTTATCTGATGATGTGGTGATTGCAAAGATTGAGGCAGGCGAAATGAAAGCAAAAGACATGGGAGTTTCATTTGAAATATGGACCGAAATGAATTTATTCGGACATGTATTCAACGAGAAAAACATGCGGTTGTTTGCTGATAAAATTAGAAAAAAATTGATTTAATACCGGGGCCTGAGAACTTGCAGAAGACTAACAAGTACGACGAAAAGGAATTTACAGAATGGCTCGAATCACATACGAATATTGGCTCGAAAACATCTTAACAAATGGGACTTTGAGTCAAAAACAAATTTATTGGGCATATCAACAAACAGATCGATGGGAATCTTTAAGAGAAGAACGATTAGTTTTAGATCAGCATCGTTGTCGCATGTGTAACGATCCTGCTAATTGTGTACACCATAGACTTTATCCTGAAGTGTATGGAGAAGAAAGCGTGAATGATCTGACATCTCTTTGTAATAACTGTCACGAACATTTTCATTCTCCAAAATCAGAACAGATAGAATTATTGAAAAAATGGTTCTGCTCACAATTAAAAAAAGGTGTTAAATGCCCGATTTGCGAAGTAGAGTCTAAAAAATACAAAATTCGTCTTAACAAAACTTATGTTCGTGCTTTGGCAATAATGTCTTTAATTGGAGACAAAAAAGGTGACAAAGAAGGATGGTTTAAGGTTGGGCAAAAAGAACTTGGTAAAGAACTCGCACATGACCTTAACCACATGAAATATTCCAAACTCAGGTATTTTGGTCTAATAGAAAAAATGACAGAAGGACACAATAGACGACCTTATGCTGGATTTTGGCGAGTTACAGATTTAGGTCATGATTTCCTTAAAGGAAAAAGAAAAGCAACATCCTTTGTTTATGAAGTTCACAAAAAACCTATCGAATGGTCGAATCATAAAGTGGATATCCATGAAGCGAATGAAAAAGAATTCAATTTTAACGAAGAAGTTTTGGGAGTGTTATGAAAAATTTCATCGTAGTACAAGTAGATCAGAATTACGATTACGTGGAAGACGTAAGATACATTGCCAGCTTTCCCACAGAAGAAGCCGCCAATGCTTTTAAACAAGAAAAAGAAGAAGAGCAGAATACCAAATGGAGAGCGAGACTTGATTACATTGAGCAATGGGTAAATGCGATTCAGTTGCCTGAAAACATTGATTACAATTCATGGTGTGAATATCTTGAGGAATATCACCCATTTTCTGCGAAGCCCATGAAAGTATCTCCACAAGATTTTCATAAAGAATTAAAGGGGCATCTTCGAACTTATCATTCTGTTACACTTGAAGGGTATGATCCGCCAGCAGCGGATTTTAAGTGGAATGGATTGCATGTGGTAAAGATAAATGACTGAACAAATACAATTTAGATTCTTGAAGAAGAACGACTCTATTTACATTAGAAAAGAAGATGTGATCAATTATCTTCTTGAAATTGCCGCTGCTGAGGAAACCGATGTTCTCAACCGGTTGAATCAAGCGGCTTCAAACATCAACCAATTAGGAGATAAAAATGATCAGCAAAGCAGATCTGGGTGAATTGCAAAGATTGGCAACAAATTTTTACGATGATGATAAGAAGTTTGTTCGTCGGATTATTCATCAAGTGAGCCTTATGGATAGGGAAATTTTGAGATTGCAAACAGAAAATGAAGCATTGAAGAAAGAAATTGCTGATTCCAAGGGGCTCAAAAAGTGAAAAATCACAAGTGCAAGAGTTGGGTTCCTTTTTTTGATGCAATCAAAAAAGGGGACAAGAAACACGATTTGAGAATTGATGACCGAGGTTTTCAGGTAGGAGACACGATTACACTTCAGAGTTATGATCCTTTTGCAGGCAAGTACACAGGTGAAGAAATAGATGTGAAAATCACCTACATTACCTCTGCTGTTACACCTTGTGCTTTTTCATCTGCCGTTCTCGACAAAAAGTATTGCATTTTGAGTTTGGAATTATTGAAATAATGGATAATTGTGATTGCAACTTTCTCTGTTTTAACCATTCTTGAAATGTGTTCATATTTTTACCAAAACCTTTCATTGCTCTGACTCAATCATGATTAATAATAAAAATTACGTTTTAATCAGATAAATAATTCATGTTTAGATTTTATCGAATAAAACATGATGAGGGTATATGATTAGTTTTTATCAAATGATGAATTTATTAGAGGCCAAAGCTACTGATGAAGCTTTGTGGGCATATTACAGGTATGTGCAACAAAATCCTAATTTTGATGATTTAAAGACATTATTGAGCATGATTGAGCAAACGTATTCTGGAAGAGATGCCACAGGCATGTTTGCCGATTTTTTAGGAGGCATACGCTCTCAAATCATTCCAAAACTGGATCGAGAAGAACAGCGTCAGGCATATGATGTGCTAAGCAAGATGCAAGCTCATCCTAAAACCGACATGTATATGAGAATAAATAACTTTAGAAAGTTCAATGACGTACAAGAATTTGAAGAATTTATTTTGCAATGCATTGAAAATAACCAGCCTAGCTCTGCCATGAAAGTTGTTCAAAATCCAGACAACCAATATTGGTGGCAAATGACAGCAGACGACATAAAAGAAGAGTTAAGGGACGCTTTGAAAAGAGAACAGCAACGTATTAGAAATCAGCCCACCTTTGCACAATTAATTCAACGACAATTAAAAAATCAAAAAGATGATGAAAATTGGGATGCGTAAGTGCATCGTTTAAACTCTTAATATAATGAGGCATCAACTTATTGTATAAATTAAGTATTTGAGCAATAAATAACTCATGCTTAGATTTTCTGAATTTATTCGTTTATCATTCAATGAAATCGTAGAGCCGATGAAAACAACGGCCAAACGAAGGAATATAGTCAAAGATGCTGGTACGATGCGTGCTACGCCTGTTATTGAGTATCAATTTCAAACATCTCTCGGCAACATAGTAAAGCTTCATTTTAGAAAAAAGGATGATAATCCTTTAACTTACGATGTGTCTTTTTATGTCAATGACACACAATACGATGATGCCAGCAGGACTGATAGCAGCACTCGTGATCCTGAGATATTGAGTAAAATTTTGTATTTGGTTAGAAAAAAAGCAGATTCGCTTAAAGCTGAAGAGATACATTTCCTTGCTCAGAAGGGCGAAGGGGATGTTAAAGTGGTAAGGAATTTAAACATTGAAGAATATAAGCCGAATGCTTTACAACAACTTAATTTATTGAAACAGTGGCTTCAAAGATATGAAGTCAAAATGATAGAGCCAAATAAAGAAATATATTTGAAGCTTAAAAGGCCCATACCGCCAGCCAGACCAGATATAGATGTAGCAAGATGGGTCCGAGTTATTGATGAGTGCATAGCACTTATATCAAAGGGCCAGACCTTAGATATGAATAATCTAGAGGGCTCCATGTACACTCAAAACATTGAAGCCAATTATCCGCAATACAAAGTTTTGATTGAAGCGTTGCGTAACTATACAAACGCTGTCATGTCTAATACAGAATTCGGTTTTCAGAAACGCAGAAACAGAAGGGCGTCATTGTATTCAAGATTGTTGGATAGATATTTCTCTGATTGGGATGTCAAACAGAGCAACGATTCTTTTGTTATGAAAAGACAACAATCTTCTTAATGTGGCTCATGCAAGGCTTCTCTAGCTATTTGTCTGACTTTGCACATTAGACAAGTGTGCCCATGATAAGAGTCACATTCGCAACCTTGTGTGTTCACAATTGAAATAAGTCCTTCTTTCAACTTTAGTATTTTGTCTTTGGACTTAGGTTTGTCTTCTGGCGAATTGATGAAGTTCTTTGCCCAATATTCTGCGTGTCCACTTTCATCGAACTTACGAAGTGCATCTTGAATGTGAGTTTCCATGCAGCCGATATATTGATTGCCATTTTTCCAGATGCCATAGTCTTGCAAGCAAGTAGCATATCCTTCTCTGTATGCCTTTTTGAAGCAACCGTGACAATGAACGGTGCCTCCATTGACGCTTACGCCACCACATGATTTGCATTCCACTGGCTCAGTCAGCATTTTGTTATTTTCTTTTAAGACTTATCATCTTTGAGGCAATCCCATTGATCACCGTCGTCCATTCGGGCACTAATGCCATCGCATAAGTGTAATAGCCACGCCAAGCGACTATTGGGAGCGACAGGACTTCCCCAAGCTCTTAAGCCGTGATGAGCCAAAATGGCGTGTAAGACTTCATCTTGGTCTTGGAAGCCATAGTCCTTCGCAGTTTGGCTCCAAACAATTCCAGATCGGCTAATATGATGAATGTTTCTCTTGTGTGGAGTTGCTTGCCATTCGCAAATATTTTTATCATTTTTAGATGGCAAAAAATCATAATCCCACATTTTGCCTGCATCATGAAACAAAGCAGCGAGAAACAATTTTTGTTCACAAACTGCTTTATTCAAAGGCTTAAAATATTCATTATTTTGAAGACAAAGTTCTACTACTTCAAAAGTATGTTGTAATAGTCCACCATTGCCGTAATGATGATGAATCTTTTTGGCAGAACCTGAACAGAGTGCAAACCTTCCGTCGTCCAGAATGGCATTGGCCAATGGCAGAACTTCGTATTTTTTAGCTAAAAGCTTTAGTGCAGAAGTTTGCATATTGGACGCCAAAAAAGAAAGTAGGCCGGACAGGACTCGAACCTGTAACCAACAGATTATGAGTCAATTTCGCCTGCGGTTGTAATTGCTGCCAATTAAGTAATCATAATCCTTCACTCCAGTGAAGTTCTGAGTGGCAGTTGTTGCACAAAAGTGAACACTTGTCTAATTCGTTTTTCACTTTTTCCAACAATCTGTTTTTCATCAAATTCCAATCAGGATCTTTTTGAGAAGTATCTTTGTGATGAAAACTTAAAGCACCCAAACACTTATCGTAACCACAAATTTCGCATTTGCTGCCTTTGTAATCAACAAACTCCTGCTTTCTCTCTCTCCACTTTCCTGAATTTTTTTTTCGCTGACAGTCATTGCAAAGACTCTTGTGGAATTTTTTAGTCGATTTGTTCAAAGAAAAAGCGTTATTAGGATTGGTTTCACCACAATTTTTACAACAAAACTTAATTCGTTTTATTGTTTTAAGATTGTATTTCTTTAACCAATGCTTAATCGAACTTTGGCTTTTGTTTGTTCTTTCTGCAATTTGTCGTTGAGATAAACCACTATCAACGAGACTTGCCAATTCGCTTTTATCCATACAATTACATAGTATGGATTAACTCATTTTTTATGAGCAAGCAAATTAAATTTTGAGTAGGCCGAGCAGGACTCGAACCTGCAATCAACGGATTATGAGTCCGCTGCATTAACCATTATGCTACCGGCCCAGTTAAGTTACGGATGTTACGCAGCCTTAATTTCAATTCTTTCTGATGGATCATTATTTTGAGTTTCATTTGTTCCAGACATTGAACAATCTGGTCCCGGCACAGACCATTTAGTGAAAAACGTCTTAAATCCACCCTTGATGGGATTTCGATCATTTATGTCTAGGATGAACTCAGAGACCAACTCCCACATATCAGAATCAAGCCCACCGTCTTTGTTTCTGTGTCCATCAATGTCCAAGTAAAGATGCCTTGGTTGGTTAGGAAACTTTTGTTGTGCTTCCCAAACGCATTTCACCAAGGCTTTCACGGCGTCTCCAAAATTTTCTCGTTTGAAAACAACGTGATAAATGGCAATCGCCTTGCCTTCTTGTTTAACTTTTTGTTTGTTCATCATCATCTCCAAATACGGGTCGCTGCTCTAACCATTGAGCTACCGGCCCTCAAAAATCTGAATCAGTATACTGGCGATGCAAGTTAGAGTCTATCGATTTTTGAGTGACAAAAAGACAATCAACCATTTTTCCAGCGTTGAAAACTTGTTTCATAGTCATTGGCTTGTCTCTTTCTCATTTCGGCACCGATTTCTGGACCCATTTTAGTCAGACCGAGTTCTTTTTGGATATCTTCGCCACTGAATTTGGTCGGTTCGTATTGTCCTAAGTGGGCCAAATGATCTTGGTCAACTTCGTGACCAACCATAGGATGGAACTGTCGTAGCAACTCTCTGCGTTGACTTGGGTTCTTTTTGTAGAGAGATACGGCGTGTTGACTCATGTCATCATGAGTTGGGTTTTTGGCGACATTCCAACTTTTGATCAACGAAGATACCTCGTCTACGACATCATTTGGCCACTTCATTGAGTTGAGTCTTTTGCGAATTTCATCTGGACTTCCAGCTTTTCTCAGAAGAACTGCCAAAGTTAAAACGACTTTGTTTTTGTTGACATTTTCCTTTTCTTCGCCTTTCAAGCCCAAAGATGATGGTAATTTTTCCAGATGTTCGACAGCATCCATGTCCAAAGTCATGCCCGGAAACATATAAGGTAGGGCACCAATGGCATCAAATCCATGTAAAACTATACGAGGATCTCTGGCTTTGATTAACGCTGCAACAAATTCAGCTTGAATGCGTTCAGGAGAAACGCCTTCCAAGCTACTGAATTTCTTCATAGCTTCGAAGGTTTGAGGGTCGAGAACATCTTTAAGATGATCTGTATTGAAGATGCCGTGAAATCTTACACCACGAAGAACCCGTAACGGATCTTCAGAAAAACGATCATGTGCAGATCCTACTGGATTTACTTTCTTTTGTTTGATGTCATCAAATCCTTTGCCCCCGCCAAAATCAATGATTGTACCGAGGCCACCGGCTTCACGAGGCATATCATAATAAAGAGCATTGAAGGTAAAGTCTCTTCTGCGATAATCATTTTTGGCATCAGAAGCTTTTACAGAGGATGGACGGCGTCTATCTTCGTATCCAGACTCTTCTCTAAAGGTTGCAATTTCAAATTCTTGGTGATCGATTATTGCTGAAATTACACCAAAGGCTTCTCCTTTAGGAATATATTTGATTCCTGCGTTTTCCAGAATTTGTATCACTTCATTTGATAGTGCATCTGTGGCAAAATCTACATCTTTGATTTCAAAGGGCACACCATGATATTTGCTCATCAAATAATCTCTAACGGTTCCACCCACCACATAAAATGTTTTGCCTGCATCTTTAAAAACATTTGAAAGAATGGTTGAGCCATTCTCAAATTTTCCCAAAGGAATATTTGCACGCATGGTAGCTGGTTCAGATTCTTGCGATTCAATAAATTGTCTGAAATTCATTTTCGATTCTTTGATCAGAGATTCAATTTCATCAGAAGTTAAGTTGAATTTGCCATTTTTGGTCATACCTGTGAGAGCCATGCGAATTTGATCAGTGGTTCGTCCTTTCTGTTTCAAATTTTGTACGACTATTTCTGGATTATCGCCAATAGGTTGGCTCGCACTTTTGGTTCTTCTGTTCATTTCTGAGCTATATAAATCAGAAGTCTTGTAAATCCCACTCAATCCTTGTTCGGCTGCTCCGGTATTTGATTGGGCAAATTGTTTGGCTGTGTTCCAATCAACTCCCCCTTGTCCACCTCTGCCCATTCTATCCATAAGCAGGAGAACTAACAATAATTTGATTTTTCTATCTGGCTTGTATTTGCCATTTTCGTCCAAAAGTTCTTTTTTGAGTGCTTTATTTTGGAAGCCATCTTTGTCTTTGAGGCTCATGTGGTATTTGATAACCCACCAAAGATCGTCTTTGTCTTGGAGATTGGCTTTCTCGTACATTTGGTGCCAAATTGGGCCAAGACGACGCATGGCTTTTTCGAAAGTTCTGGGATCTTCATGTCCGTGAGCACTGAGAGTTTCCGGGTCTAAAGCGTCTCCTTTCCCGATATCGTGCAAAAGCCCAGCAAATCTGAGGATATTGATGTCTTCTTTTGTGAAATTCAGGTCCAAATTAGACAAAGGTCCAGTTGGGTCTTCGGCTTGTTTGTTTTTTATTAGCTGTATAGCTGGATTAAGCGAAGCTCTGACCATCATTGTGTGACGATCTACAGGCCCTTCTGGATGATGCTTAGGGTTCTGAGGTACTTGGAGTTGATCTCTCAAGGACGATTCGATTATCCATTGTTGGAAACTTTTCATGACTCATTATTTAGGCACTTCTTGTTCAAAGCTGAAAATCGAAAATTGGGGAAAAACAGCTTTACTGAGGGGTGGGTGAGCCTATAATCCTGTGTCGTCGGAAAGTTCAACCACTTCAGTTTCGGGAGAAGAGTTATGCAGAAGGTTCACCTAGTGGTGATTGACCCGCAAAATTCATTTTGCAAGGTTGTGCCACCGTCTGATCAACAGACGAGTCATGACGGAGAATTGTGTGTCTCTGGGGCGTGGCAGGACATGGAGAGAGTCGCAACAATGGTGCGACGTTTAGGGAAGAAAATTTCCCAAATTCACGTCACGCTGGACAGCCATCACCAGTGGCATATTGCCCATCCGTGCTGGTTCAAAGACAGCAAGGGTTTGCCCCCTGCACCTTTCACTTTGATGAGAAATGAGAATGGCACGATCATTGGCTCACAGTTTGACGCCAATGGCCAGCCTCATGATGTGGGTGAGTATACTCCGACCTTGTTTGGCGATGCTTACAAGTGGACTTACAAGTATCTTTCGGAACTTTCGACGGGTGGTCGTTACCCACACGTTATTTGGCCCTACCACTGTCTGATCGGCACGCCGGGTCACAACATTGTGGCACCTCTTGGCGATGCAATTTTCGAGTGGGAGCAGAATGTTCGTCAAACTGTGAACAAAATCACCAAGGGGTCTTGTCGATTTGTTGAGCACTTTTCTGCCGTCCGTGCCGAGGTTCCTTTTGGAGAAGATCCTTCCACGCAGTTGAACACTGACTTTGTGACTATGCTTGGTCACGAAGCCGATGAAGTGTTGATTGCTGGAGAGGCTCTGTCTCACTGTGTGGCCAACACATTCCGAGACATTGCCAATGAGTTGGGAGATGACTTCGTTAAGAAGTGTGTTCTTCTTGAGGACGCCTCTTCGAACGTCACTGGTTTTGAGGCTTACGGCGAGCAGTTCGTCAAAGACATGGTTGCTCGTGGAATGCGTAAAACCACGACTGCTGATTACCTCAAGTAATCATTGGTATTAACCCTCTCATTCAATTTCATTCACAAGGAAAAATTCATGTCTTCTGAAAATTTGGAACAGCACAAGATTGGCCATTTTGGCTTTAGTGCTGTTCATGTTGATAGCTTGGCTGCATCAGGTTACACACTTGTAACAATTGTGTGTGACCGAAGTGGAAGCACGAGCGGATTTCAAAAGGAAATGGAATCTGCTCTGAAGGAAGTTATCAAGGCTTGTCAGTCTTCACCACGGGCGGACAATCTCTTGATGCGTGTGATCACCTTTGATAACACGCACTCTGAGTTTCACGGCTTCAAGATGCTCGAAAGCATTAATTTGGGTGATTACGACGGATCTTTGAATCCGGGTGGCTCAACGGCATTGTTTGATGCCATGATCAACGGGATTGAAGGCACCAACAACTACGCCAAGCAGTTGGCACAGCAGGACTTTGATGTCAATGCAATCTTGTTTTTCATCACTGACGGTGATGACAACGCAAGTACCTACGGCATCAATCAGATCAAGGATGCTTTGGGGCATTCAGTGCGTTCCGAAGATTTGGAAAGCATGGTCACAATTTTGCTTGGAGTGAATGTCAAAGAACAGCATTTCAAGAACCGACTGGAAACGGTTCACAAAGACTGTGGTTTGACGCAATTTGAGTTTCTTGAAAACGCAAGTGCGAAGACGCTTGCAAAACTGGCAAACTTTGTGAGCCAGTCGATTTCGTCACAGTCACAGGCTCTTGGATCTGGTGGGCCTTCCAAGTCAATCAATTTCTAATCAAAAGAAATTGACTTAACGAAACACCCAGATTGCAAAATCTGGGTGTTTTTGTAGGTGAAACTAAAATTGGCACCAAAATGATTATCAAAAAATTGTTTCAAAGCGAACAAGAATTTTTAAACTATGCGTGGTCATGGATTGGGCCAGATCACCAAAAAATTTGGCGAGATGAGGATGTGCCTTTATTGGAGCCATTTTTCGCAGCTACAAAAAATGGAAATCATAATGTTGAATGGACAGATGAAATCAAAGCATCTTTTGATCATTATGAGAAATGTAAATTAGAATACGCAGATGATCGAATCGACAAAAGAGACGCTTGTCAAAACATTGACATTGATTATCTGCTTGATTTCTTTTTTCTTGAAGAAATTGATGCAGAAATTGATTTAGATATATCCAACTTAAAAATTGCAGAAGAGCATAAAACAAAAATGTCATTTCCCATGATATTTGTGGGTTTTATTGACAGCACTTTTGACAGATCGGGTAGCTCAGGCTACTGCTTATCGGATTACGTTTGTCTTTCAGAGTTCTCGTCAGAAAAAACTCAACTTCCATCACTTGGAGCAAATCATGCACTCTGACTCTTTCTACATCAAGGGTTCAACTCACAAAGAATGTCAAGATTATGCTGCTCATGGAGAGTGTAATGGCATACCCTACGCTATCGTTTCCGATGGTTGTTCATCTGCACCACATACTGACATTGGGGCGAGATTGCTTGTTAGGTCAGCGATTAAAACTTTAGACATCGCAACTAAAATCTCCGACTGGACTTTGGTTGAAAATAGGAATGAGTTCATTAATCTGAATAGCATCGTTAATGCTCAGCAATCATTGAACGCCTTGGAATTACATGACGACGCTCTATGTGCCACCTTGTTATTGGCAACAATCAAGATGGATCAAACACCTTCTTTTTACACTTCAATTTCTGGCGATGGATTTGTAGCAGCAAAAAAGGGTGATTTCATTGAGCTTCATGAATATAGATTTGCTAAAGGTGCTCCTTACTATTTGCGATATGCTTTAGATGATCAAATGTCGCACATGTATTGGCAAAAATTTGGCAACAAAGTATTGCACAATGTGCATACTATTGGTAAGGATTTGTACATTGAAACTTTTGCCAGTGAAGAGCTAGAATTCGAACATGCTCCTTCTTGTTTTGAGCACAACTTTCCTTTGTCGGAGTATCAATGGGTTGCAGTAATGAGTGACGGAGGCGGTTCATTCCTTGAAATGGTTGATCATGGGACAGGTTTGGAGCCAAAAGAATTAAATGTTGTAGCTGTGATGAGGGAATTATTGGGTTTCAAGAATTTTCAGGGCGAGTTTGTGCAGCGGCGTTGTGTCAAAGCATTCAAGGATTTCACCAAGAAGCATTGGCAAAACACAGACGATTTTGCAATTGCGGCTATCGCTCGCAGTAGTTTCTTCTAGGATTCATTAAAATGAAACTGTTTCTCAAAGGCACTGGCACCGAGATCAATTTGACTCAGAGAGAGTTCATTGCCAAAGGCGGCGAAGGCAGCATTTATGGCAAAGGCAAGATTGCCTACAAGATTTACGATGATGCAAGCAAAATGATTTCTGTGGCCAAAATTCATGAATTGGCTGCACTAGATCACCCCAACATCATTAAACCTGAAATCGTTTTGTTAGATGGCAAGGACAAGCCGATTGGCTACACCATGAGGCTTCTGAGTGATACTACGGTGTTAGTATCGCTCTTTACAAAAGCATTTCGGCAAAGAAATGGAATTGATGATGCCAAAATGCTGCATTTGGTGAAAGAATTGCAGAAACTTATCGCTTTCGTTCACTCCAAAAAAGTTCTTGTTGTCGATTTGAATGAAATGAACTTCTTGACTGATGCCAAGTTTTCTGAAATTTATGGCATCGATGTCAATTCGTACCAGACTGCCAATTTCCCAGCCACAGCCATCATGGATACAATTCGTGACAGGCATATGGTGGGTCACAACTTTAACGAAAACACAGATTGGTTCAGTTGGGCTGTACTTGCGTTCCAGATGCTTATTGGAATTCATCCATATCGAGGGAGTCATCCAGATTTTGAGAATCTGCCTAAGGACCAGAGACTCAACGCACGCATGGAGAAAAACATATCAGTTTTCCACAAGGATTCAACATTTCCTAAGGTGTGTCAGCCTTTTGATGTAATTCCAACTAGTCTTCGTGGCTGGTTTATTGATGTGTTTGAAAAGGGATATAGGGGTTTGCCGCCGAAAGACTATGATGCAGTTTTCGTCGCTGTCGCTGCGGCGATTAAGAGTGTCACAGGCACAAATCGCTTTGAAATTCTTGAGCTTCAAGAGTTTTTGAGTGATGTGATCCGTATTTGCACTACAGCAACTACAACTGTGGCAATTACCAAAGACCAAATCGTACTGGGTAAAAAATATTATCCACTGCCATCCAACAATGCCAAAATTGGATTTGCACCCAAGACAGAAAAGCCAGTGGTGTTTTGGATTGATAACGGGCTGAAAGCCTTGGATTTGATTTCTCAAACAGAGCTTTCTGTTCCAGCGACAGGTACAGCTTTATTAGAGAATGATGGTCGAGTGTATGTGCAAAACGGCACACACATTATTGAACTCATCATTGCAGAGTTTCCCACAGGCATAAAGATCTTGCAAAAGCAAGTAGGGAAAGTGATGGATGTGCTGGGTGCAACGCAAATTTACGATGGTTTCATCTTGCAAAACGTGCTTGGAAAGTATTGGGGAACTTTCTTTCCCGCCAGTGGTCAGAGCTTTCAACTCAGCTTCCCTGAACTAAATGATTATCAAATCATCGATGCCAAACATCAAAAAAGCATCGTCGTTATGATTGGTAAGAAGTTAGCATCTACTAAGTCGATGAGGAACAAGGGCCAATATGACAGATTTGTTTTCAGATTGGCTGCTGATCACAAAACATATGACATGTGGAAGGCCGAGGACATTAGTCCATCAGGCGTCAATTTTGCTGTTGCTGAACATGGAGTTGCAGTTTTGATGACTGAAGATGAGCACTTGGAGGCATTTTCTATCAACACTGGATCATCGATTAAACGATTCGAAGATGAGGTTTTGGACGCAGACATGAGGCTGTGTTGTCGGGGAAGTAAAATCCTTTTTCATAAAGGCACGAAACTTTACTCGATTTCGATGAAGCCCTAAGCAATCACAACTTTTGGGCAATCAGAGTCATACATAGATTAGCCCATAAGGAGATGAAAATGGCCAACAATCAAAAACCGATAAATCTTGAAGACCTGCCAGAAGTTTTGAAATCACAAAGAGAACAAGGGGCATTTGGCACATCACCAGTGGTCAATACAGGGCAAATCATTGTTGAAAGCTCGGCTCCAAATTGGATTACAAAACTTGCTTTCACTTCTTTTTTTGGAGTGATGTTACTTGTTGGAGGAATGTTTGCTTACAATGCTTCTATGCCACAGAACATTACTATTGTTGTTGATTTGAACAATGGCAATGCAGAAAGTGTTGCAAAAATTGTATCAGATAGTGGTGGCAAAGTTTTATCTGTAGAGCAAAAAGAAAACTCTACTTACGCAGTAAAGGTAAGCACTCGCAAGAGTAAAAAATCTTTATTGGATCTTCTGTTAAATAATCAAAACATAAAGAAGGCGGAGATAGAAAAGCCTTAAATACCAACTTTAGGTGGATCTGAAAGTTTGAATCCACTTATTTCTTCAAATTTTGATTCTATTCCTATAGGTAAAGAAATTCTAAAAACAACCGCACAAGATCTTGTGGGGTACAGCCACTCATTGTTTTTGATTTCGAGTGAGTGAGTGTCATGTAATTTGCCGCCACATAAAACTAAAGCATTCATTATGTTATACAAAGATTTTTGCGAGGGATTAATTATATCTTCTTCTCCAAGATCCCAAAATCTGCTGACTTTTATGGCTGACATACTTATCCATTCTCGTTGAAAATTACTGCTAAAAGTATAGATGTGTTTTATGATTTTGTCAAAATTTATTCAAGTGCAAAAAGCCATTTGCCGATGATTTTAGTAACAAAGGAGTTACTAAAATGAATGATAGAATTACACATAAAATTGATGCTTCCAAAGTGCAAACTGGAGACTTAATGGCTTTGGTTTACTATGTCAAAGTAAAGGGAGTTACTGGCAAAGGCAGTGAATTACTTGTTGCAGATGTTGACAATGCAGGCCCTGATATTTTGGTTCGTGGCAAGGAGCTTATTGAGCAAGCACTTTCAGGTAACCAGTTTTCTGAAAGCGTTAAGATAAGCAAAACTCAAGCCGCTGAGATACTGGTGCATTCAAGTAATCGTCCTCTTACTGTGACTTTTGTAAAAGCGGATGGTAGTGACCGCACGCTTAGGGGTAGATTAATTAAACCCGAACCGTTGTTGGGTCGTAGCATGATGGAAGATCTAGATTTGTCACACAGTGAGAAAAATAGAACAAGACTCGTCGATCACAGAACTATCAAAGAGTTGATCGTTGATGGTGTTAAATATACTGTGAATTAGTCGGGGCTATATCCGCAATTGGGGCATGAGACTACGCCGCTTTGATATGAGTCGGCGTGTGCCCCACAATTAGGACAAGCTCCTTCGAATTCATCATTTTTATCTGTCATAGAAATCACTGGTTTGTAATTTATGGAAACCAGTTGACCGAGTTTTTTAGCTAAATTTAAAGCTCGACCCGGAGCGTAACGCATAGAACTTCTGAAGATGCCTTTATTATAAAAATACATAGCATCCATGACGTAAGTATACTTTTTGCCATTAATGTCAAAAGTAATTTCTCCAGCCTTATTATACGAAACTATGCGTATATTGTTATTAGTTTCAAGCCATTGTGTAAAATTTTTCATAACACAGTATTTATTTGACTGGATTAAAAATGGCTTAATTCTTTTTTCCTAAAGAAAGATAATTTACCAGTGTATAGACACAAAGTGCCGTGTCTTACCTTATTTGATTTTGATTTTAGGCTAATTACAGCAAAGTGCTTACCGGTAATTGAAACGTCTGAAAAACCATATTTTTCTAAGAGCCAAGTTCCAGCAAATTTTTCTGCACGAAGTTCTATTTTTTCCCAAAGCCAAAAGTTGACCATAAGTGCCTTATATTGATTTGATCATAGGTAGTATTAAAAATACAATATTCATTGTATCAAACGTAAATATTGAAACAAGAGGCGTATATGTGGAAAAAATATCTTTTATTGTTTGTTGCTTTAATTTCTGGGTGTAATTGGACATCTAATCCAATTACACCAGACGTAGAACCAGTTCCTATCATAGAGCTTCCATACTATGAAACATCGTTTGTAAAACCGGGCTGGGAAGAAAGAGGTCCAGAATTTATCAAATGGAATTCAACTGGCGTTAGAATTGGTGGAGGGTCAGGAACATTATCTTACTACGATGCAACTAACAACTTCATGTATGTCGTTTCTTGCGGTCACTTATTTAATCAAGGAAGAGGCACCGCTCAATATTACAAAAAATATCCTAAGACTGTGAGAATTGAAGTGTTTTATCACAACGACAAAAAGCTGTCTCAGCCTGAATCTTATGAAGGCGAGGTTTTGTGTCATGTTTGGCAATCTAGTATTTATGATGTTTCTCTTATGAGGTTCAAGCCGAATTGGAAAGACCCTTGGACATACCCAGTGGCTCCTCTAGATCATCAAATGATTACCAACAATTACTATCACAATGTAGGTTGTGATGGTCGCTCCGAAGTCGCTCACTACCTCGTAAAATTTGCAGAAACAAATGTGCGTAATGGAGTTGAAGAACTGATTTGTATAGAGAATGTGGCACGAGGTGGGCGATCTGGAGGTGGTTTGTTGTCTGAAGATGGCAAATTAGTGGGCATAACATCAAGATCAGACCGGGTTAGTACAAGTTACTATTCTTCATTCAAACAAATTCATCAATTCTTGAAAGAAGAGGGTTTTGAATTTGTTCTAGAGGGGTCGAATGATTGGGCTAGAGACTTACCAATTATTGATCGAAACAATCCTCAAGGAACTTATCCTAGAGAATATATTCCTTTGCCAAAAAGATAAACATGAGCATGGCAAGAAAATTATGCTTCATCTTAACACCTATTAAGGCTATCTATATTACTGCTCTTGATAGCAAAGGATGCAAAAATGACAGAAAACAGAGAGCTTGTCCAATATGAAGGATCGCCGTGGTTTTGGAAAATTTTTGGCAGTGCGATAATGGGTGTTATAAGCATCTTGTTATTGGCCCACATTACCAATATTAACAGCAATATTGATCGTTCTTTTCTTTCTTTACGTGGCGAAATCAAAGATCTTTATGTAATGGTTGACACGCAGAAGGAGCGTCTAGTTGGTCTAGAACAAAATAAAGAACAAAATAAAGAAAAAATTTCCAACGTAGAAAAGTCACTTGTACAACTTCAAGCTTCTATAGAAGAAGTGAAACAGAAAGTTGTAGCTCACGAAACCCAGATTAATTCTTTGAAGGAAGAAATCAAAGCATTAAAAGACTCTAATAAAGATGCTATGCAACAACTTCAAGACATAAGAGAAAAGTTGGTTGCAGCAGATGCGGCTAAAAAAGCCATCAACGAAAATCCTAAAGACAAATAATTACAAACCAAGTTTTTTGAGTTTGCTTTCTCCATCATTTTTCTTATGTTTCTTGTGTTTCTTAGAAGCTTTTCGGATTTCTTTGCTCAAAAGTTCTGGGTGCTCATCTCCATGAATAGAAGCAAATGCGTTCAAATGTCCTGCACTCGTAGGGGCAAAAGCTAGAGGTGGCAGTTGTCCTGAGCCATACAGTGGAGGATAAATACCTAGAGCGGTTCTTTTGCCTCGCTCCATTAGCCATTGTTGAAAAGTGGGAAGTGCCATAATGTATATTTACGATAGTCCAGCATATTTCTCAAAAAAATACTTACTGTAAGCCCTTCTGGCGTGTACCCATTCGTCGGGTATTGGGGTTGTTGGATCTTCAATTGGATATTCGCCCCGAAAAAAGTGAACTGCCACACAAGAATTGTTATACATAAAACATTGAGGATCAAACTTAAAAGAAGGCAAGCCTAAAAATTCTGTTTGATATTTATCCATTGGGAAAGATACAAAAGGTTTGTTTTTCAATCTTATTTTGATTTCATAACCTACATCCATTTGAACATCCACAAAATGCCATTGTTGACAATTAGGACATTGTCTCCAAATAGCACTCATGTCGAGGTCTTTAATTTCATCTAAAATGAAACTTGCCCCATAAACGGCAGGAAAGTTATTGTGTGCGAAAGAAGCACCAACTGCATGATTGCCATTTTCTAAAAAGCTTTGTAGGAATTTTAAATGACCTTGTTTGAGCCAGAAGAAGTCTGGATCTTGAAGCAAGATGTATTGTGATTTAGCTTCTGATAGAATTTTATTTAAGCCTGTGCCATGTGTTTGAAAAGTTTCACCATCATGATATAGCACTTTGCATCCAAACTCTTCACGCATTGCCTCTAAAGAATTGGTTTGATTTGGAAAAGTATTGTCTACAATAATTAATTCAAAATCATCGTTAAATTCATAGAGGGTTTTACACTGATAATACAAATAGTCTACAGTTTTCCAATTGACAATTCCGACTGTCCATTTAGGCATTCCTGTATACCTTTCATATCACAAATTTTTCTTCTACAACTTCCTCTACAGGAATGAAAGCCATGACCTTATTTGGTGTAAAACTTCTGGGATCTGGATCTTTTGTTGGTCTTAAATCGATTCCGTTACTGGCTTTAAAAGGCTTAAACAATTTGCCTTGAAAACTAGATGTGTTTAGTTCTGTGATGCATTCTACAACAAATTTTTTCATTTTAGATGCAGGCACGTAGTAAATTTCAGTTTCGGATTGATTAAGAATGAAATAATGCTCAACCAATGTCCCTCTGTAGTCTCTGCCTTGTTGATGATAATTCTCAAGTTGATCGGCCAGCCTTAGGGTGCTGTCATGGTTTCTAAGAACTTCGTAGGCTATATCATTTCTACCCGGCTTGAAAGTTCGCCGAAGCTTAATTTGTACTGGTTCCTTGGGAAGCCCTCCAAGATAACCGTCAATTTTGAGACGTGCATCTACATGGTAACCTTCAGCAGGAAGGATTTCTATTCCATGTTCCATAAGCTTTTCAATGATGAATTTCTCACCGATTACTCGTCCTTGAGCCATTCTATCATTGATGGGAAGACTACTAAAGTCTTTATTGCTCATCCCAGATTTTTCAAAATGTTTTTTGAATCTGTCCATGAATTATTGTCTGTCAGATCTGTGCTAAAAATGCAGCACAGAATGGTTACTTTATGTACTCTTTAACTTTCCATAATAAAAGCACATCAGTTGGGTGGTTGATTATTATAGCAATAGATCTTAATTTTAAAAGCCCAAGAAGATGCGTTCATAATAATAGATAAGATGTATGAAAAAATTCACACAAATAATTGTTTTGCTGATAATTTCCATTTTGTTGGTTTCTGGTTGCGGAAAAAGCCCAACATTAGTAACTAATAATGAAGTTGTGCTTACAGAAGTTCTTTTTGTCCATAATGCAGAAAGAGGCAAAAACGGTGCCGATCAGCTTCAAATTAGCCCAGAACTTATGTCTTCAGCACAACAATGGGCAGAAACTATGGCAAAACGGGGCAGAATGGTGCATGGCACCACATTTATGCAGCCTCAATTCATGTCATCTGGCGAAAATATTGCATATGGACAAAGCACTATAGACGAGGTAATGACAGCATGGATGAACTCAACCGGTCATCGAAAGAATATTCTCAATAAGAATTTCACACATGCAGGGTTTGGTTATGCTCGAACTTCGGATGGTAGACCTTATTGGTGTGCTCAATTCGGACAACAAAAAACCGAGTAAGTTATGGAGTTCATTATACACTTATTTTTTTGGCTATCTGCACAAATCATGTATTTGATTTTTATGACTAAAAGTTATTTAATAAAACTCATAAATCGAACTAAATCCGATGATACATGAAGACGGGAAAACGATGAGCGATCACTTTGAATAAAGATTCTGTCCCCTTAACTGAAAAAAGAATTTTCTGTCTATTTCCATCATGATTGACATTACAATTAATGTCTAGTTCATTAAAATATTGCATGATAATGTTTGTGCCATCAGTGCCAAACTTAGTTGTATTGATATAGGCGTTTTTCTTACCTCTTCCGGTTTTACCACCACTATCCAAAAACCACACAGCAATTCCTGTATCTGTCAGGATATCCAAAAGAGACATTTTAATCTTTCTTTTAGAGCCATCATAAAGCTCATTGTAAAGCTCTGTTATAACTGGGCTACAACAGGAATTACACCGAAAAGTATTACCATATCTATGGACTTTGATTTCCCCAAAATAGTCTTTCATTTCTGCCATTTTATAGAAAAGCCATTTTTCATTTTGGCTTCTCATAGACAGATAATAGTTAATCCCTTTGGGCGGTTTAACTAATGATGAGCCACCCAAGACAGTGCCAATAAGAACTTGAGATTGAAAATTATGTATCATGTCCTTATGTAGACTTACATCTTTAGTTTTTTCATGCACCAAAATTAAGGCGAACCATGCACCATTGCATTTACAAGTATTTTTCTTAAGCATAACTATATTTGATTGGTTCCTCTTTCATTTTAAGGAGATCATTATGGCTGCTACTTCTGTAACTGGCACGGGCCTTGGCTCTGCCGTTGGACAACAAAAGGGTTCCGAGCACTTGAGCATTGGTGCCGAAAAGATCGTTGGCCCAAGAGTCGTTTATGCTGGAACTCACACTTTGGATAGCTCTGGCGATTTGACCATTAAGCTTCCTGAGCTTGCTGGTGTTTCTGCTGATTATGTCGTTATCGCAACTGAGAATGGCGTTTCTGCTGCCGCAGCAGTTGCTGCTTCTTTAACTGTTGCAACTGATGCAACAACCATCGTTCTCAAGGGTCCAGCAAGCACCGCTTGCAGCGTACTCGTTGTTAAGGCTGGTTTGGCTGTCTGATTAAAATCTGTTTGTTAACAGTTTGTTACCGGAAACCCACTTCATATTTGTGAAGTGGGTTTTTTAATCACTAGATTGAGAGTTACGAAGTAAAGATGATGAAAAACTTTGATTTCTAAGCTTTGGACTCCAAGTTCTTCTGTGAATGCCTTTTGTTAAACCCCAATGGTCTCTACCGCCCTGTTGCCACGATGATGAGTATAAATCTTGTTCATCAATTTCTGAAATTGTGCCACCGGCATAAATCGATGATCCATTCAAATAAACTCCGCCACTTATGCTTGGGTTTAATGCGAGGGTCATAATGGAAGTGCTATCTAATAAAACTCCTCCGCTAGTTGTTACATTAAATCCCTGTTTGCTGGTTGCAGTTAAAGTTGAATCTGTAGTTGCAGATGCAGTCAATCCAATGCCAACAATAATGACATTACCTGTGACCGAATCTGTAATTTGAAAATTACCGCTTTTGATGAAATAGTTTGAACTGCCGCCAGATGCTGTGGTGCTAGAAAGGACCATCGAATAATCTCCAGCAGATAAAGAGTAATTTGAAAAATCAAACGTCATATCTGTAAAAGTTTGAGCAAAATTGGCTCCATCTATAAAAACAGAAGCCACTGAAGATCCGCCACCGTTAAATGCGTTATAAATTGTGGCTGTAATTCCGTCTGTTGATGCAGATCCTTTTTTCATGGAAAACAAGCCAGATGCTACATTGTAAACTTTGGTTACAGAAAAGTTGAATATTCTAGAGTTCCCACTATAGATTGGATCATTGGCACCAGTTTGATCTGTTTTAAGTACAATGTTAGACATAGATTATTTTAACCATCAATTTGTAAAGTTAAATCGCCTACTGCAAAACTAACAGAGTCGCTACTATTGATTGTTTTACTTGACCCTAAAGCGGCGTACCATAATAAATTCCCACCACTTGATGCATCACAAATTGCCACTGCTGTAATTGTAGCAGTCCATGTTACGCTACTCCAAGCTATCGTGGAGTTGTTACTAGTTGTTCCATTTGTTCCACTGCTAGGAGTGGACGTATTGCCTTGCGTAGATAAAAAATTCGTTGCATTACATGTTAATGATTGACGTGAATAGTTGCCACCTGAAACTTCTGATATAGTGCTACCAGTTGATGCATCAGTCGGAGTTGATGTGCATAACGCAAAATAAACTGTGGTTGGAGCCGTAAAGCTTTGTCCACGTAATAGAAAGTCTATTAACTTATTTTCCAAATAATTAGACATGCTGGCCATATAACGCTCCTTATGGTGTAACTAGATCACCAGATTGCAACGTATATGGAATTTCTGTCACTTGATCGGGATTTTTATTTGTTCCAGTATATTGATACTGAATTTTTCTACCTAAATCTCCAGCTTTAGCTCCTGCCGGATATTCAATAACTTCTGTTATTCTATCACTTCCATCAACGGTCAATTTTTGGAATGAGAATAAGCCAGAAGCTCTGCCGCCTACTAACTGCCAATCTTCCTTAACAGTGTTAGAGTCAAGCTCAAGGCTTTTGCCCTTGGCATCTACAGCATTGTCTACAATATCATCATCTACTGCTGATGATCCGCCTGCATTGCTTGGATCGAGAAGAATCAAAACATTGGTTTCATCAATTGGATCTGACATACTTCCGCCCCATATTTTGCATTTGGCAAAATAAGTAGGAAGTTGAGCCACACCTGCTCTTGCATTGAAGCCCAATACGGTCTCAGCACCCGAATTTAGAACAATAAACTTCATCCTAGAAGTCTCTAGTTTTTGAGTAATTATAATTCTGTTAGTGAATCCACTATTGCCCTTGCTGAGGCTTGCAGTAAAAAATGTAGAAAAGGTAGGATCGGCATTCATAATAGCTACAATTTCAGCAGGTTTTATCGCAGAAGCTGTTGGGGCAGGACTTAAAGAAGCATTGGTATTATCTGTTAAATCTACTGTGATATTGGTATAATTCTGAAATGTGCCATTTGTTGATAATCTTAAAGTAAGAATAGCTTTAGAATCACCATCGGCATCGTTTCCTGAAAGGTCATATGTTTCGGGAGATCCAGATGGTTCCTTCCACGCACTTACTAAAGTTTCAGATCTACCAGCGTTGGGTGGACACACGAAGGCTATTGAATATTGCCTGTCGCCCAGAACCCAATTCCCTCTAAATTCTATTGGGAAAGGATTTTGAAAATAAGCCATGTTTGCCTCTTTTGATTAAACTAAGGGTATATAGCCCAATGTTGAGGCATTTTAGAATAATCAAAAACTGATAAAAGATTAATTTGCCTTCAACTTGTGAGCCAATTTTATTGCAAAACTTTGCAAGACTTACTAATATAGCGAGAGACAAAAGTCTTTGTTTTTTGAACAGAAAAGGAATGAAAAATGTCAAATGTTATTCTTGGCCCTATGGGCAATGAACTGAGAGCCGCTCTGCCGAAGGCAAAATCCGTCCACCCATTTGGATCAAAGATCCTTGTGGAAATCTTAAGAGCCGACGAAATTATGGGATCTTCGCTGCACATCAGTGAAAACACACAAATGGATGGTGCCCCACAGGCTTACATTACTGAAATGGGGCCAAATGTGCCAAGCGAATGTGGCTTGAAAGTTGGTCAAAGAGTTTATTGGACGGGCAAGGGCACCCAGATTGAAAATCCCGGTTGCACATCGGGTCGTGTGAATGCATTGCTAGAAGTAAGTAATATTTTGGCAGTCATTGAGGAATGCCAAAACTAAAACATGAATATTTTAGTTCTGCCAACTATACGAAAAAACAGCATCCAATCTTTCTTAAAAGCTTGGATGCCATATCGAGATTGGGATGCTGTTGTTCTAGTAGAGGATAATCCTGAAAAGTCTTTTGATGTAGAAGTCGATTATCACTATTCGTGGAAAGAAATCGATGAAGAACTTAAAGACAAAAGTTGGATTATATCTCGAAGAGATAGTGCAATTCGCTCATTCGGCTTTTATAAAGCATGGCAATTAGGTGCAGAAAACATTTTTACTCTTGATGATGATTGTCTGCCGCCTGAAGAAGGCATATCTTTCTGCGAAGAGCATTTAAAGAACTTGAATAACACCAGTCAATGGTGCGAGTCTGTCCTAGGTTTCCGTACAAGAGGGATTCCATACAAAAATTTTGGATGTTTGAATAATGTGAAGTTTAGTATGGGTTTATGGCAGGGTGTGCCTGATTTTGATGCAATCCACATGCTAGCTGATTGCAAGCAAAATATTGTTTTGTCAGAGACAAGAGTTATGCCTCATGGGCAATATTTTCCATTCTGTGGGATGAACTTCGCTTTCAGCCGGGATGTAACGCCTTTAACCTATTTTCCTTTGATGGGGGTGAATTCCCCTTATGGACGTTTTGATGACATTTGGTTTGGCGTGATATGTAAAAAGATTTGCGATCATTTGAATTATTCGATCACCTGTGGCAAGCCTTACATTTATCACAGCAAAGCTAGTGATGCCTTCAGTAATTTAATCAAAGAAGCACCGGGAATAAAGTTCAATGAAAAGTTTTGGGAAGTTGTTGACAGAACACAATTTAAAGAAAGCTCCCCAGTCCTATGCATGAAAGAAGTAGGACAATTTTTAAAGTGGCATGAAGACAATTATTTAAAGCAACTTGGGCTTGCTATTGAACATTGGTCTGAACTTTTTATTGCCAATCCATAGAATAAAACCAACTATTGTCCTGAGCGTGTATTTCGGCATTTACCACTTCCGAAGTGATGATAACTTGTTGTGTTTCATCAACAACGAATTCAAAACGCATTCCAAAACCAATCCAGTTCTCTCTTGGTATCAAGCTATTTTTGGCTGCTGAACCTACAAGAGACACCAATGTTGGATTTGGGAAACGTAAGAATTGACTTGCCATATTTCCACCGAGAATCAAAGCCTTTTTCTTTTCGACTAATTCTAGATCGTAATTTGAATTCTTTGTTTTCAAGATAATGTGAGTATGACTCGGAAACTGTTGGAAGTCAAAACCCTTTTCGTTGTATTCAGAGATTTCCCTAGACGCCTTCAAAAAATCAATCATAATCACCTCGCAAAGACCCTTGAAACAAGGGCCTTCATATAATAAAATATTTACGAAAATATCTCGCAAGTTTTTGGGTCGAAAATACGAGAATCATGCATGGAACTTAGTGAAAAGTCAAAATTCGATCTTACTGAGCGTCAAAAGTGGGCTCTTTACCAGATTGTCAATGGAATCAGGGACAAGAATCTAGCCGAACAATCTTTAGGCGGATATGCAGGTACGGGCAAAACAACTTTAATTAAATATTTGACAAAGTTTTTCCCCGGTTATGCTGTTGCGGCTTATACAGGCAAAGCAGCTAATGTTCTTCGTAAAAAAAGCATCCAAGCCACAACAATTCATTCTCGCATTTATAAACCATTCTTTGATAATGGCGTGGTTTATTTTGATTTGAATCCCGATGTGGGCTGCGATGGTTTTATCATTGATGAAGCCTCAATGGTGTCTCAAGATATTTACGATGATCTAAAAAGCTTTGGCTTACCAATGATTTTTGTGGGAGATCACGGTCAGTTAGAGCCAGTAGATTCCAAATTGAATCTTATGGAAAAGCCTGATTATACATTGGAAGAGATTCATAGAAATGCGGGAGACATAGCTAAATTTGCTGAACACCTACGCATGGGGCTTGCATCTCGTGGCTTTCGTGGCGTGGATAATACAGTGGAATTTTTACCCGGTCGAGCCTTGAAAGATGATGTTCTATGTGAGGTGAGTCAAGTAATTTGTGCCTTTAACAAAACTCGTGTGGCCACAAATATACAGATTCGCAAAGCTCTTGGATATGAGGGCGTGCTAAATATTGGCGAAAGAGTTATGTGTTTGAAAAACAACCGGAAAGCTGGTCTTTTTAACGGTATGCAAGGCATCGTGCGTAACTTATATCGAATGAGAAATCGCAACTATATGGATTTTGAATTCGATGGAATTGTTCTTGAAGGTGTTTGTTACGACGATTCATGTTTTGGCCAAGAGTCGTACAAAATCAAACAAGGTGGACAAGATGGACCTAATCCCTTTGATTATGCTTATTGTATTACAGCACATAAGTCACAAGGCGACGAATGGGAAGATGTTTTAGTGATTGAGCAAATGTGCAAAAATTGGTCGCATAAAAGATGGGCATATACAGCGGCTTCTCGTGCCAAAAAAAGACTGCGTTGGAAAGCTGCAAGCTAGCAGTCCTTGAGTTTTTCTGCTTCCATCATCATTTTTTCAAAGTATGCTTGTGCTAGAGCATAAGCATCAGCATATTCTATGAGATCTGATTCGTTCCAAAGACCATTGTAAGTATCTTTGTAGACAACATTGAGTCTTCCATAAGTTCTCTTAAAATTGCTAACCAGTCGTTCTTTTAATACAATCTTCTCTAACTTGCCCTTACGGGCCGCATGAATATTGTACAGAATATCTCTGGCAAAGTACTTTGTATAAACTTGTTGAATGTATCGGATGAGGCTACAACTTTTGACCTCAACTCCCCCAGACATAGTGATATTGTGAGTTATCATAGTGGTGCTTCCTCTTCTGCATTATTATTTCCAAAGATATTTATCCAAGCTGGATTAACATCTATAGTTTTTAAGGACAAAGCTCCAAAAACCGAATTTGGCTCCTGACTTCCGTCTTTAAATTGTTTGTATTGTTCCCAAAGTTCGGCACTAATTTTATTGACTTTTTCTCTTTGCATTACAGATTCAGATATCTTCAATGGATGCGGATACGAAGGTGTAATCTTTTCTGCTGGATTTTTTTGAAATCTATTGTTTCTTTTTGATATCTTAGCTTGTTTATCTGAAGCTTTTTCTCTGCTAGATATATCTTCTGATATCTGAATGGGCTCAGGATAAACGGCTGTTTCGCTTCCACTAGGATCAACAGAACCTCTGACAAATCTTTCATATCTTCGTGCAAGTTCATCTGCAACTTTTGATTTTCTGATATGCTCAAAACCAGATTCTGAAATCAATTCCGTTTCGGCAAAAACTCCTAAATCTGTTATGTAGTACCAAACATTTTCGATGTTTCTAAAACCACGAACTATTGTCTTTGCGTACTGCACAGGCATAACTTGAGTTTGCACATATACAATTTCATTAATTCTATACCTACGAGGAAGGTTTTGAGTGCTACTGTTGAGAATTATACGACCTGTGGCGGCTCCACCCGTCACTACGCCGCCAAATACATCATGAATGTATCCATAAAATACAAGGATAGAGCCACTTACAAGTGATCCTCCCGTCATAAACTCATCGTAAGCGAAAGTTGCCAATCCTCCACTGACAACAACTCCACCACTTGTTAGTATTTCTGATATAGTTCTAAGATCAGAACCACCCTCAAGAATTACGCCACTTTCGCCAATTTCATTAAATATTTGCCCTAATGTTATTTCGCCATTTACTTGAACTCCGCCTTCCATCGGAATCAAGAAGTCTAAAGTATTTTCTGAAACACCACCAATCAATATACCGCCAGTCGGCGTTATGCTATTTTCGATTGAATTCAGTGCTGTCCCATCAATGACAACGCCACTAAAGGCTTCAATAGTATACGTTGCTAGAGTTGTGGATGTGCCGTTTACTACAGTTCCGCCAGTTGCGGCGATATTGTAGGTTGTAATTCCAGTCGCTGAACCGTTAACTACAGTTCCACCAGACATTAATTCAATGTCACTGAAAATTTGTATTCCAGATCCATTTACTACAGTTCCGCCTGAAGCTGTGATATTGTAAGTTGCAATCGAGGTTGCTGAACCGTTAACTACAGTTCCACCAGACATTGATTCAATATCAGCAAAATCTGTAGTCGCAGAACCGTTAACTAAAGTTCCACCACTTGCAGTGATATTGTAAGTGACAAGTGATGTTCCTGTGCCATTTACTACAATTCCACCAGACATTGATTCAATGTCAGCAAAATCTGTAGTCGCAGTGCCGTTTACTACAGTTCTGCCTGAAGCTGTGATATTGTAAGTTGCAATTCCAGTCGCTGTGCCGTTAACTACAGTTCCGCCAGACATTGATTCAATATCAGCAAAATCTGTAGTTGCAGAACCATTTACAATAGTTCCGCCTGAAGCGGTGATATTGTAAGTGACAAGTGATGTTCCTGTGCCATTTACTACAGTTCCACCAGACATTAATTCAATGTCACTGAAAATTTGTATTCCAGATCCATTTACTACAATTCCGCCTGAAGCGGTGATATTGTAAGTTACAATCGAGGTTGCGGAGCCGTTTACTACAGTTCCACCAGACATTGATTCAATGTCAGCAAAATCTGTAGTCGCAGAACCATTTACAACAGTTCCACCACTTGCAGTGATGTTGTAAGTTGCAAGTGATGTTCCTGTGCCATTTACTACAATTCCACCAGACATTGATTCAATGTCAGCAAAATCTGTAGTCGCAGAACCATTTACAACAGTTCCACCACTTGCAGTGATATTGTAAATTGCAAATGAGGTTGCTGTGCCATTTACTACAGTTCCACCAGACATTGATTCAATGTAAGCAAAATCTGTAGTCGCAGAACCATTTACAACAGTTCCACCACTTGCAGTGATATTGTAAATTGCAAATGAGGTTGCGGAGCCATTTACTACAATTCCACCAGACATTGATTCAATGTCAGCAAAATCTGTAATTGCAGAACCGTTTGCTACAGTTCCGCCCGAAGCAGTGATATTGTAAATTGCAAGTGAGGTTGCTGTGCCATTTACTACAGTTCCACCAGACATTAATTCAATGTCAGCAAAAGCTGTAGTTGCAGAACCGTTAACTAAAGTTCCACCACTTGCAGTGATGTTGTAAGTTGCAAGTGAGGTTGCAGAACCGTTAACTACAGTTCCACCAGACATTGATTCAATGTCAGCAAAACTTGTAGTTGTTGAACCGTTAACTCTTGCTCCACCACTTGCTGTAATATTATAAGTTGCAAGTGAGGTTGCAGAACCGTTAACTAAAGTTCCACCACTTGCAGTGATATTGTAAATTGCAATCGAGGTTGCTGAACCGTTTGCTACAGTTCCGCCAGACATTGATTCAATGTCAGCAAAGGCTGTAATTGCAGAACCGTTTGCTACAGTTCCGCCCGAAGCGGTGATATTGTAAATAGCAATTGAGTTTGCTGTACCGTTTACTACAGTTCCACCAGACATTGATTCAATGTCAGCAAAATCTGTAGTTGCTGAACCGTTAACTAAAGTTCCGCCAGAAGTTGTGGTGTTGTAAGTAACAAGTGGTGTTGCAATGCCGTTTACAATAGTTCCGCCTGAAGCTGTAATATTGTATGTTGCAATCGAGGTCGCAAAACCGTTTATAACAGTTCCGCCCAAAGCTGTAATATTATAAGTTGCAAGTGATGTTGCAGAACCGTTAACTACAGTTCCACCAGACACAGATTCAACGTCAGCAAATACTGTAGTTGCCGAACCATTTGCTACCGTTCCACCAGTTGCAGTGATATTGTAAGTTGCAAGTGAGGTTGCAGAACCATTAACTACAGTTCCGCCAGACATGAGTTCAATGTCGGCAAAACTTATAGTTGCTGTGCCATTTACAGCAGTTCCGCCACTTGCAGTGATATT